TCAAATTTTAACTATGTTGCAGCTAGTCCTATGACTATTGCCTCTAGTGCTACTCTTACAATAAGTGCAAACTCTACCATGACGTTTGTTTAAAAGTAGATATATTTATAAATATGATTTACAATAGAAAAAACAGTTTTTAAATATGTCAAAAATAATTGTTGATGAAATACAAACTAATACAACAAACGGAAATGTAAGAATTATTCCTAACGGAAGTGGTGTATTAGAAGTAAATGGGTCTTGTACCGCTAATACTTTTTCAGGGTCAGGTGCAAGTTTAACTTCTTTACCAGCAGCTAATTTAACAGGTACATTACCAGCTATTGACGGTTCAAACCTTACTGGTGTCGGTGGTGGTGCCTATGAATTTGTTAAAAAAATACAACCAAGTGTAGCTACCACAACAATTACAGAACATGGTCTAGATTATGACAGTGTATATAAACTTGTATTAAAATACGTTTTGGGGAACTTTAATAATTATTTAAAATTTTACCCTCATTTAGATAATAGTACGACAAGTTTTACACCAGATGGGTCAGGCTTTGATACTTGTAAACAACGTCAAATAGATATTAATGGTGTTTCTTCTGAGATAGAAAGTACTGACCATTGGAGTTTTGGCCAGACTCAAGTTGGCTATGAGTTTGGCGGTTCTATAGATTTTTGGACGGGTTATCGTCCTTGGATTATTGGAAATGTAAGATATCTTTATAATGATGGTTTTGTACAGTTATACGGAAGAAAAGGTCGTGTAGCTAACACTAACAATGATTCAAACCAAACATTCACATATGCAAAAATGAATGGTTTTACATTAAATCTTAATGGGTGGGATTTCACAACTAGTACTGAACTTTTGTTGTATAAACATAAGGAGTCCTAATGAACAAATTAGTAAATGGGGTAGTAGTTCCTTTAACTACTGAAGAAATTGCGGAGGTAGAAGCATTAAGGGCTGCTGCACCTTCAGAAACCGACATTAAATGGCAACAAATAAGAAATCAAAGAAATCGCTTACTGTTAGAAACAGATTGGGTCGTTACAAAAGCATCTGATACAGGAGTTGCTGTAAGTAATGAGTGGAAGACTTATCGTCAAGCCTTAAGAGATGTACCAACTCAATCCGATCCAGATAATATTACATGGCCGACAAAGCCGAGTTAAAAAGGTAAAATACAAATAATGCACTTTTAATTACTATGTCAACAGTAAAAGTAGAAGAAATACAACATCCAAGTAATTCTAATAATGCTGTATCTATTGCATCCGATTCTAGTGTTAGCCTTAAGCATAGCGGATCTGCAAAGCTGGCAACTACATCAACAGGCGTAACTATCACTGGAGCGTGTGCTGCAACTACTCTTTCGGGATCATTAACAGCATCTACTGGTACGTTTACAGGTGAAGCTATTTTTCAAAAAGAAATAACCGAAACAGTTTTTGCAATAACAGATGCTTCTTCAGTAGCCTTAGATCCCATTAATGGAATGATACAAACTTGGACATTAGGAGCAAATAGAACTGCAACAGATAGTCTTACTACAGGTCAATCTATGTTACTTATAATTACGGCAAGTAGCTCTAACTATACTTTGACATGGCCTACTATGACTTGGGTAGGCGGTTCTGCACCAACATTAGGGGGAGCTACACCAACAGCAATAGAATTATTTAAAGTTGGCAGTACATTATATGGTGCAACTGTTGGAGATTTAGGTTAATGAGATCGCACAGACTTCGTGCTGCGGCTGGTGGTGATTCTGGGGAAATAGTTGCTGGTGCTGTCTTGCATTGGGACTTTGGCGATACTAATTGCTGGAATAGAACTAACTCAACAGTCACAGACTTGTCTGGTAATAATCGTAACGGTACTATACAAAATTACAACACAAGTAATGAATCACATTCATATAATTCAGGTAAAGGGGGGTATTTAGAAGCTTCTAACTCAAGTGGTGCACAATATACTATGGAGGGAATAGATGGCGGAGGCTTTAGAACAAGTGGTGGATGGTGGGGATCAAGTAATTGGCCACATACATTAGAATTTATATCTGATACTCGTTTAAACAGATATAAACACACTACTGCACAGTCTTATTCATATACCACACAAGATGCTTTAATAGATACTAGATTTATATTTATTAGTGGTGGTTTTCAATTTAATCGCTATTCTCTTCTAATTACAGGAGATGGATCAGGTGGTGGGTATCCTAATGGAGATACAAATAATGAAATAAGTGAATTTGGTATCGGTGCTGTTGGAACTCAAGCTTTCAGTACAGCTTTTAGAGATATTAATGATTATTCTCCTAATGCAAATTTACTATATTCTCGCCCTTCTGATAGTAGCAATTCAGGTTGGCAGCAACTTATAGTTACTACTGCCAGTAATAGAGATGTAAAAATGTATCGAAATGGTACTTTAATTTATAGTGTAAATAATACAAATATTAATCAAAATGAACAAACAAGCACTTTTAATTCTCTTTTGGCTCCAGTGGAACGTTGGTTTAGAGCGCAAGGTGGTTGGGGTGTAATTAGAGGTTATGATAAAGCTTTAACTGCTGCTGAAGTTTTAGGGCAATATAATGCCCAAAAGTCCCGTTTTGGGATTTAACGATTAAATTATTATTATGAACTACGCAATCATTGATGGTACTACTGTAAAAAGCACTGGTACGATCCAACAATTATTTCCGAATACAAGTTTTAGTATTGCTGGGGTAAATGCAGATTTCTTAACTGCAAATAATGTAGTAGAACTTGTAGAAAATCTTAGTTTTACAACTCCAACACAAAAATTATCTATTGTAGATGCTTATGTTGATAGTGGAAAAGCTTACAGTGTGAAAGTAGAATCAACAACTTCAGAAGAACAGACTACTCTTACAAATCAACAATGGTCGAGTATAAGGTTACAAAGAGATAATTTATTAAAAAATACGGATTGGAGAGCAAGTAGTGATTTAACTTTATCCGATGATTGGAAAAATTACAGACAAGCTTTAAGAGATGTACCGACACAATCTGATCCATTTAACATTACTTGGCCTACAGCACCTAGCAGTTAACACTTGATAAGACAAAATACTAAATTAACAGTAAAATTAACATAAAATCGTAATTATTATGTCAACAGTAAAAGTAGAAAACATACAGCATAGACAAAGTAGCGATGACGCAATATCACTTGCTGCTGATTCATCGGTTTCTCTTAAACACTCTGCATCCGCTAAATTAACAACAACAAGTACAGGAGTTGATATTACTGGAACGTGTACTGCTACATCAGTTACAGCAGCAGGTGGAACATTTACAGGTGGTATTACTGTAGATGCAATTAATGACACTGTATTTGCAATTACTGATGCCTCGTCTGTTGCTTTAGATCCTGATAATGGGATGGTGCAAACTTGGACGCTTGGAGCTAACAGAACAGCTACCGATAGCCTTACAACTGGTCAATCAATGCTTCTTGTTATAACAGCATCCAGTAGTAATTACACTTTAACTTGGCCGACAATGACTTGGAGTGGTGGATCTGCCCCAACTTTAGGAGGTGCAACACCAACAGCTATTGTTTTATGGAAAATAAGTAGTACTCTCTATGGTGCAACCGTAGGGGATCTTGGATGACTAATAAATTTATACTTGCTGCTGCTGGCGGTGGTGTTGATCCTGTATCTACTAATTTATTAGTACATTATGATTATGGAGATACTAATTGTTGGAGTAGAGGTACTAGTGCTACGATTACAGACTTAACTGGCAATGGTTATAATGCAACAATATATGGAAGTTCGTCTGATTTTGAGTATAAATCTTCTAAAGGTGGATATATAAGATTAATAGAAACTAACACTAATAAAAAGAACATTACCGCACCTAGTGATGGTGGAAGTAGTGGAGGTTCTTTTCCACAAGCTATAGGTACAGGGGCTTTTACAATGGAATGGGTTAGTGATCAATATTTTGCAACTGGTGAACTTGTATATACTCCACAAGGTCAAGATTATGTATACAGTAATTCAATTTTACTTTATTGGAGTGAGGCACTTATAAGAACTCCTAGATTTTTAGGTTTTCATTGGGATAATATTAGTGGCACTACGTGGGTGTTAGAAGGGCTAAATTTAAATAACACAAATACATATGTTGATGATGGAAACACAGCCGCAAGCTTGATAACAGACTCTTCTAATAATTATATAGGTTATACAGGTAATAATACTGGATGGCAACACTGGTCTTTAACTAGAGATTCTTTTACTTCTAGTACTACTAATAACCTTAAATTATATATAAATGGTGTTCTTCGTTATACAGCAACTAACCGTAATGATCTTAATGCTCCTAATGATGGTTTTTTTGGTATGTGGAATAAAAGACAGATAACTATAGCTAGTATAGGAAATCATGGACTTTTTAAAGTTTATAGTGCAGCACTCACAGCAACAGAGGTAACACAAAATTACAATGCATATAAACCACGTTTTGGTATTTAAATCACTTTTTTGTTGTTGTTGTCATTTGTTTTGTTAATAAACCCATTGTTAGATATAAAGGGGTTAATGCCATAATTCCTGTAAAAGTTATAATAGTAACAGGTACTAAAGCTTTTAAAAACGCCTCTTTAATCATATGTATAGAAAAATTATTGATTCTTTAACAATTTTATCGTTCTTACTTATAACTTCAACCCTTGTAGCTGCTGGCATTAGTTACAAGTATCTAAGTTCAAATCAATTCAAAGAAAAATTAATGAAAGAATTAATGGAAAACGTATCTGAACTTATGCCAAAGGTATTAGATGAAGGTCTACCTGATATAACAGGAACTTCTGTACCTGATAAAAACTGGACAGTACCTGGTGTACCTAAACTCTAAGTCTATATGAATAGCAATATTATTAAAGGAATATCAGTAGGACTTGGAACTGTTTTTGTTGCTTCTAACTTCTATACGATTAATCTTTTAAGTAAAAAACCAAATTTACCAATTTTCGATTTACCTGTAAGTAAATACTCTACATATGAAATTGAAGCTGATAAAGATAGTTATAAGATAAGACATAAGATGCACGATCCAAAACTAATAGTAAATTTAGAATCATCAAAAAAACCAGCGGGCTTTTTAGGAGCAAGTAAGGCTTACGTTACTAAAGAAAGTCAAAAAATAGCTGGTGAAAAGGATGTAACTATTGTCAATAATGGTGAGCTTACAGCAAAACAAATAGCTTGTATTCAAGAACGTGCTAAAGGTGAGTCAACTGGAGAAATGATAGGAACAAGTGTGGCTACAGGCACAGGTTTATCGTCAACATTATCAGGTATCCCTGTCGTGGGCTGGTTTTTATCTGGCTTTGCTACAAATCAAGCTAGAAGAGAAGGTGGTAAAATCGGGGCAGATATGGCATCTGACTTTAACGACTGTTAATGCCTACGATTAAAATACCTGAGATAAAAATACCAAAAATAAATATACCAGAAACGCCATATGTACCTGAAACTGTATTGGTAGGCGAAAACCCTGCGTGTGATTTAACTAATAGAGATATAGAACTATCAGAAAATCCAACTATAATTTTTCATGGCAGAAAGGCTTATGCTAC